GGGCTATTCGAATGAAACCTAAAATTGATATATCATCCATAAGCAATGCCCTCGCAGATGTTTTAGCTGAGCATTTTCCTGATTCAACTATTTATGATAACCCCAATCAACAGGGTACAGAACTTCCAGCGTGGTTTATTAACTACATACCGGGGTCAACAATTAAAAAGGCTATTGATAACAGGTATTGGAGGAACTTGCACATTGATTTGGTTTATTTAGTTGAATATGACTTGCCTGACCTTTATGACCAATATAGGGCTGCAGCAGAAATATTGGATGAAGCCCTTGAGACATTCAAGTACACAAAAGACGGTCAAGATTATTTAATTAGAACTTATGATAGAACTTGGAAAATGGATTTATCAGCTATGCACTATGAGCTGCGGCTTGATTTAAGGGTATCAAAAGAAACCATAAAAGACCCGTTCATGCAGCGGGTTGATGACTTAAATGAAACCATAACATGATTGGAGGTAATCGTATGGCGAAGATAACTAAACCTGAGAACGCTGCGGCTCAGGAACAAGCGGAAGAAATTAAATTCCCTGTTGAAACTCTAATACGCAGTAAATCATTCAAAGATTACCACCCAGATTTCTTGAGGGCATTGCTTCCAAATGATGCATACTCAAAGAATGAGGCGGTGGAAATCGTATCAAAATATTTCAAAGGAGGTAATAACTAATGGCTGGAGGAACTTGGGAAGCTCAAAATAAGTTACAGCCCGGAATCTACATTAACTTCAAATCTTCTCCAAAGTTGCTTGCAACGATTGGCGATAGAGGTATTGTAGCCATTGCAAGAGAAATGGATTGGGGCGCAACAGATGAGCTCATTATGATTAACTCACTTGAAGATGTTTACCCAAAACTGGGGTATGACATTACAAGTGACAAACTGAGATTTATACGAGAAATTCTTTTAGGAACCACACTTTCTGCCGGGGCTTCGAAGATTATGGTTTATAGGCTTCCAACAACTGATGGCGCAGCTGCATCTGCTACAATTAGCAAAGTAACAGCAACTGCAAAATATCCGGGTGTAAGAGGAAACGATATTACTGTTGTAATTACACCAAACCCTGATACTGAAATTACAGAGGGGATTTATGCTGTATTTACAGTATCAACCATAGTTGACGGAGTAATTCAGGATTCGCAGGTTGTTGGTAGCTTTACATCTATTAGTGAAAACACACCAGCAAAAGTTGATGACTTGAAAAATAATGCTTGGGTTAATTTTACCGGGCAGGCTAATGATTTGGTAAGCCCAACAGCAGGAGCACCACTTACTGGCGGCTTGAATGGAACTATTGCAGCAACAGCATATTCCAGCTTCTTAACTGCCCTCGAGCCTATGAGCTTTAATGTAGTTATTTATGATGGAAGTGACGCTGTTACAAAATCAGCTTTCGCTTCTTTTGTAAAGAGGTTGAGCTATAATACTGGAAAATATTGTCAGGCTGTTTTGGCAAAGTACAAAGAAGCTGACAATGAAACAGTAATCAGCGTTAAAAACGGATATGAGCTAAATGATGGGGCAACATTGACACCAGAGCAAGCCACTTGGTGGGTAGGCGGGGCAACAGCCGGGGCAAGAAATAACCAGTCTTTGACTTATGGGGTTCACCCAAATGCTGTTGATGCAGTTCCTCGTTTGACAAACACCGAGCTTAATGATTCTATTTTAGAGGGAAGCTTCGTATTCTTTGAGGAATATGGAAAGGTTAAGGTCTTAACTGACATCAATACCTTTACAAGTTTTAGTCAGGATAAGAGCAACTCGTTCAGAAAAAATAGAGTTATCCGTGTATTGTTTGCGATTGCCAATGATATTTATAAGACATTCGCCCTGTATTATGTAGGTAAAACTGACAACAATGAAACAGGTAGAAACCTATTAAAAGCAGAGATTGTTGGATACATTAACCAGTTGCAGGGTAACAATGCAGTTCAAAACTTTACTGCTGACGATGTTGAAGTATTGCCCGGAAATGATATTGATTCAGTTATAATCAATGTTAATGTGCAGCCAGTTGATAGCATTGAAAAAATCTATATGACCGTGACAGTGTCGTAAGAAGGGAGGAAATATAAATGAGTTTTTTACTTGAGCGCGACGCCCTTAATGGTAAGGAAGGAAAAGCCTTTGCAACTATTGACGGCAGAAATGTAGAAATGTTTGGAATGAAGAAATTCAATACAGACGCTGACTTTCAGGAGGTTGACTTCAAGGTAGTTGGAACAAGGCTTGTTCAAAAGAAAACAACAGGGGTCACATTGACTGGGTCAATGACAATTTATTATGGGACTCCAGAGTTTGTATTACTTGTTCAGAACTATTTGAAAACAGGTAAGCTCCCATATTTCACATTGCAGGTAACAAATGATGACCCGGCAACTTCTGTTGGTTCCCAAACTGTTGCATTTTACAATGTGAAACTCCAAAAGGTTCCGATTTCCATCTTGGATGCTGACTCGGATTTCTTGACGGAAGATGTTTCATTTAGCTTTACCAGCTTCGAGGTTCTACAGGCATTTAATGCCCCAGAACAGCTGGGCAACAACTAATATTTAGGAGGAGGAAGTTTTTATGAGTAAATTGAGTGCATTCTTGAAACCTGCAGTCGCAAGTGTTTCAAAGGAAGTTGTGGTATCTGAGCGATTCCTTGATGAAAAAGGAAAACCAGCAAAGATTACCATTAAGGCAATTACACAGGAAGAAAATAATAGATTGATTAAATCTTGTACCCGCACACAAAAGGATAAGGGGTCAGTATATGAAACCCTTGACAAAATCGGTTATCAGTCAAGGCTGGTTTTGGCTTGTGTTTCAGAACCTGATTTCTCAAGCAAGGAAATGTGCGATGCTTATGGGGTAGTTGACCCAGCATTGGTTCCTGCAAAGATGTTATTGAGCGGCGAGTATGCAAAGTTAATTGAAGCCATTATGGAATTGAATGGATTTAAGGATAGCGATGATTTGAATGATGAAGCAAAAAACTCCTAACGGGAGACGACCCCGAAGTTAGATTAGCATACTATATGTTCGTCAACTTCGGGAAGCCTCCCGGGTGGATATTGCAGTTTACCATCGAGGAAAGAACACTAATGGCTCAAATGGCTATTAAGGAAATGAATTCGAGAAAGAATAAGTAAGGAGGTGGCAGTATGGCGCAAATTCGTGAGGAATTGACGCTTGTCGATAAGTTTACATCAATTTTTAATAATTTTATAAATTTGGGTAATACAGCTGCCACCCAATCTGAAGCTGTGCAGGCTGCGGTGGATAATGTTAGTCAAGCATCATCCACCGCAGCCTCTAATACTTCTGTACTAACTGCGTCATATAGAGCTGCAGCTGATTCAATGGGGTATTGGACAGAAAAAGTTGGCACATATGATAAAGCGGCAATGGAGGCAATGTATTCAACACAAGAACTTGTGGATTTAGGATATAAAACAGCCGACGCACTGATTGCAGAGCAACAAGCTGCACAAGCCGCAGCGCAAGCACAGGAAGCCGCAGCTGAGGCAGCAAGACGTGGAACCGAGGAACAAAGAAACCTCGCACAGACGGTACAGAACGAAGCCGTGTCAGCATATGAGGCGGCTAATAATATAGTTAATGCAGGGCTGACCCCTTTGCAACAATATGAACAGCAGCTCAAGGCTGTTGATTCGGCATTGAAATCAAATGCAACAAAACTTCAGGAAGCAGTTTCATCCTATTCTAATTTAGTAACAAATGAAGGGGCTGCAACCGAGGCGGCAGAAAAGCAGAGACAAAAGGTTGAACAATTAACCAGGAAAACAAATGAACTTCTTCGAAGTCAAGAAGATTTATCCAAAAAGTTAAAGGAAGCAGCCGAGGGTTCAGATGATGCTGCGAGAGCACATAAAAAGCAAGCTGATGAAGCAGAAAAAGCTTCAAATGGTGGGTTAAATAATATGCTGGGCAAGCTCCTAAAAATTGCTGCAGCTTATTTATCCATAAGGAAAATTGGCTCATTTATTTCGGATGCAATGAAGGAAAGCAATTATGAAATAAAATTCCAAGCAACCTTTGGCGATGATGCAGTAGGCTCGGCAGCTATGGACTATGTTCGTAAAACAGCAAATGAATATGGAAGAGCCACAAGCGAGGTAGCAAAAGCAACTTCTGAATTCATGAAAGTAACTACACAGCCTGCGAACTTGGATAAATTTAATGCTCTTACAAATAAATTGGCTATATTTAGTGAGGGAAATGATTTCGGGCAGATGGGAGATGCTTTACAAAGAGCATTCATGCAAGGCTCAACTGATTTACTTGCTTCTACAACCAATATCAGTAAAGGTATTTTGGAGAAGTTTAAGGTTGAAGAATTGATTAAATCTGGTAAAGTTGGCGAAGCACTTGACGCATTAGAGGCAGCAGCGAACGCAGCTGGGATGACCGGGGAAGCTTATGATAAAATGATGGAAAGCCCCCAAGCAAAATGGAATAAATTCGTTAGTAATATGAAAAATGGCGCTACACAAGCAGCTGGGGCATTCGTTAAGGCATTTGGACCAACCTTTGATAAGTTTAATCAATGGATGTCAAGCGATAAAGCTCAAAAGTTTTTCAAAACTCTTGAAGAAGTTGCATCAGTAGCAGCTATTGGAATTGGGTATGTGGTTGACGCTATTATGTGGCTGGTCAACCTTGCAATGGATAATCTGCCTATTGTGGCGGGGCTGTTTATTGCTTTGGGGATTGCAGCATTAGTTGCTGGGTTACAAGCCTTTATCGCATGGGTGGCGGCTACATGGCCGATATTATTGATTATTGCAATCATAGTGGCGCTCATCATTATGTTTTATAAGTTAATTGATGTTATCAATGAATGGACCGGGGCAACCACAAGTGCGACGGGGCTAATAATGGGAGCCATATTCGTATTAGCAGCGTTTATTTATAACACATTTATAGTGAATATATGGAATGCTATTGCAGATTTCATTAACTTTTTCGCCAATGTATTCAAAGACCCAGTGGCATCTATCAAATTGTTATTCTTGGGGCTTGCAGAAACTGTACTAAAGCATATTGCAAATATTGCCAGCGGAATCGAAAGCCTATTAAATAAGATACCCGGAGTCAAGGTTAATATCACAAGCGGCTTGGATAACTTGTTAGCAAATGTAAAATCAGCAGCCCAAGAGGTTAAGGATGCATCTGAATGGGTTGAGGTAGCAAAGAAGCTCGACCAATGGGATTATAAAGACGCAGCATCACAAGGGTATGAAGTTGGAAAGAAAATAGATGATAAACTGAATTCAATTAGTTTAGACAGTATTACTGGAAACTTAATGCCGGGACAAAATGACCCATTTAAGAATTTTAATGGGGTTGATAAAGTAGGTTCTATTGGAGAAGTAGGCAAGATTAAAAATGATGTAAGCCTTGCAGACGAAGATTTGAAAATGTTGGTTGATATGGCAGAGCGTCAGTATGTTGCAAATGTTAATGTCAAAACTCTTTCGCCGGATGTTAAAATTGAAGTAACCAACCAAAATGGCGAAAAGATTGATGAGAAAAAGATTGCAAGCGCAGTTAAACAAGTTCTCGAGGAACAGGTAGCAATGCACACAGACGCAGAGTATGCTTATTAAGGAAGGGAGGCAAAAGTAATGAACGTCGCTACAAAGTATGGAGTATATTTTAGAAAAGATGGGATAACAATTCGCCTCCCGGTTAATCCTGAGGAGTTGCCGATTGAATACCCAACTGAAAATAATAGATACAATGTTCTTGACCTTGGCGAAATTGTAGTTCCAAGAACCCCAAAACTTCGCCAAGTATCCTTTGAGGGGGTATTACCGGGAGACCCGGATGACCCATTAATCCAAACTGTTGGAGGGTTTAAGCCCCCAGAATTTTATATAAACTTTTTCAAAGAATGCCAAGATAAAAAAGAGCCATTGAGATTTATTGCTAATAGATACCATGAAAATGGCGGGGCGATATTTGATACTAATATACAGGTTATTATAGAGGATTTTGATGCAAAGGAAAAGGGCGGCGAAACTGGAGATTTTTATTACACAATTTCATTATCAGAGTATAGAGATTTCGCACCCCAAAAAGTAAATATAGTTCTTCCAAAGGTAAGCGCAGCCCCAGCGAAAGCAGTAGCAACACCCCAAAGAGAGGTTCCAAACAATGTAATCAATGTTGGTGATGAGGTTATTGCAAACGGAAAATATTGGTATTCATCTTGGGGGGCAAAACCATTTGGAACTGCAAATAACAAGCGCATCAAGGTGACAAGGATAATCCAAAACCCAACAAAGGGTCAAGATTATCCAGTTCTAATTGGTGTATGGGGCTGGGTTAAAATGGACC